CCGCTCTGGTCAATGCCACCCTGATGCGTCGGTACAACTTCGACTTCGTGGTCGCCCCCGAGTTGGACCCGAACACCGCTATCGCGATGGTGGACTCCGCGTTCATCTTTGCCACTGGCGCCCCGAGTGTCCCACAGTCCGTTCCCTTCGGTGCCAGCGCCAGCTACAAGGGCGTTGCGATCCGCTGGATTCGCGACTATGACTCGCTGTACTTCCAGGACCGCTCGATCTTCAACACCTACAAGGGTTTCCGCTACGTGGACGACCCGCTGGTGGGCCGCGACATGGACGGTCAGTCCTTCGTTTCCGCGTCCAACCACTTCGTTCGGGCCATCAAGCTCGTTCTGGATGGCGCGGACTCCCTGCCTGACGGTGAGGCTGGTCGCGTGGCGACGCATGGTGCCGCGTTCACTCCGGCATTCGACCTGGAGATGCACAACATCACCGGTCTCGGTGTGGGCGAAACCGTCTGATCGAGCCCGCTGAATGGCGAGGAGGCTGGCCTTCGGGCTGGCCTCCTCCCTCAACCCCCTTGCAGATAAAGGAGATTCACGATGGACCCCTTTGCGACACTAGCTGAACTGAAGGGTCGCCTGGAGTGGACTCTGGATGCCAGCGCGGAGGGCACCGCGGAGGGCGCCCTGGAGGACCTCTCCAACTGGGCCCGGTACTACGGCCGCAACTGGGAGGCGGATGCCGCGCCCAGGCTGGTTAAGACTCTCGTGCTTGGTGCGGCAGCCAACTTCATGCGAAACCCGAACGCCTACACGACATCCCGCGCCGGGGATGAGACCCTGACCTGGACCGACCGTGGCGCCGCGGCTGGTGCCGCAACGTTTGCCGCTCACGAGATCGTCGCACTGAAGCTGCTGGCTCGTCCGGCCGGGGCGTTCGGCACGGGCATTATGACGGCCTGGGGCCCCCAGAAGCTCTATGGCTCGGACGGTCGCCTGCCGCCTGTTGCTGGCGAGAAGTGGGCTCCCGCGCAAGGGGAGGTGCCTCTCGAAGGAGGTCAGTCTCCCTTCCCGCTATTCAATAATGACGAGGACCCCTGGTGACTACCGTTCAGCGTGAACGTGGTCAATCAGCCATCGTCTACAGGACGCATACGATCACGGATCACCGTGGCAATAAGGTCAAGGTCGCCAATATGGACGACCCCATCCCGATCAAGGCTTGGTTCGCTCCACAGCGTTCAGCTCGCGCGGAAGTTCCGGGCCAGGTGCAGATCGACGTTATGCGTATGGGGGTTGACGCGGGTCTTTCCGGCATGGACCTTTGGTCGCGGATTGAGTGGATGGGGAGTCAGTGGGACATTGTGTCCCCGCCTGCCTACCACAACGGCACGCGACATACTCGCCACTGGACTATCGACCTTCGTAAGCGGCCCTGATGGTCGACATCGATATGGGGCGCATCGGTGAATATCAGAACCTCGAAGAACTCATCGCCCACGTCGACACCGTGCAGCGCGCGGTGGATGGCATGGCCGACACTATCGCCCGGCGCGCAAGGGCGTCTCTCGAATACCACCGCAACACGGGCGACGCTCATATCGAGGTAGTGAAGGGTCACATCGACGCTTACGTGGTCCTCGTTGACAAAGCCGCTCTGTCTATCGAGTTCGGTCGTGCGGATCACCTCAATAAGGACGGCCATCTCGTCGGCGGGTTTGAGGGTCTCCATATCCTAGCTTCCGCCACGAACCTCCCAGGAAGGGGTGGGTGAGTATATGGCCGGGATATCAGATGAGATTAAGGCTCTCGCTGAGCTGAGTCCCGTCGAGGATTTAATGCTGGCCATCCTTCGCGACGGGTTGCCCGGTATTGAAGTCCAGTCCCTTATTGAGGACGTCGAGACGTTCCCTCTCGTCACCGTTCGTCGCGAATCCAGTTTTGGGGGTTATCCGGCCGATCCTCGATTTACCGACGCAGCCTCGGTCATAGTGATGACGTTCGTGTCCGACCCGGATGGCGATGAGGATTCAGCGATTCTCTCTGAGGTTTGTCGCGTCCTTCTCCGTAATGCCTGGCTTGACCACAGGGTTATTTCGGGCCGCGGTCATATCATCCGTTTTGAAATGACTTCGCCGCCGCGGCGTGTCGCTGACTGGGCTACGTCTTCCGGCCCTGTGCAGTACGCGGACCTCCCCACAGGGGTCTGGCGCTATCAGGCGACCTATTCGGTTGAGATTAGAAAGCCCGCAATCCACCCCTACCCCGTTACACCCTGACCCTTTAGGAGGCCCTCATGGCCCTGAACGACAACGCCACTCTCGTCATTGGCTCTGGCAACTACTTCACTGGCGACGTTGACGTCGCACTCCCCACAGACCTGCTCGCAATCCCCATCTTGGATTGGGAGAACGTCGGTCACACCTCGCTGGACAAGATTCTCAGCATTGCTTCTGACGGTGGCGACGCAACTACGATTGGCACGCTTCAGAACAAGTCTTTGCGTACCAAGTATTCCGCCCGTACTGAGACGTTCAGCATTGTCCTGGAGCAGTTCGATGCGGCCGGTCTGAAGCTGTACTACGGCTCCAACGCGCCCACTCTGGCAGATGGCACGATCGGCGTTCCCGTGGAGCCCGAGGTGACTGTGGCTGCGTTCCTCGCGGTCTTTGTCGACGGTGATAACGTCTTCGCGTTCTACGCGCCTAAGGCGGAAATCTACCGCAACGACGACCTGGCTCTTGTGGACACCGAGACTCTCGCCGGTCTCCCGGTCGGCGTTAAGCCGCTGAAGTCGGGTACCAACGCCTGGGCCTACGCGGTCACCCCGCTTGGCAGTGTAACTGCTGCCACTGGCGCCGTTGCTGGTATTCCGGGGCACTTTACGCCCGCTGGCGCGCTGGCTCCGGCGAACCTGGCCGCGATGACCGATGTCGACGCCAGCCCTTCGACCGCCTGGACTGCTGGTCAGTACGTGACTCTGGCCGACGCCTCAGAGGCCAAGTGGAACGCTACCACCTGGGTCGTAGCCTGAGCGTGATTGTGTGACCTGATCGCACTCCTGTCCCGCGGCAATCGGCGGACCCGCCGCGGGACAGGGCATTACCCCTGTCCGTCGAAATTTGTTACACCTACATGGAGGTCCGCACACCTATGGCTAAGTTCACGCTCGATGACATTAAGGCCGCCGCTGAGGCGAAGTATGGCTCGACCGATATCGAGGTTGGCGACGTTCTCGTTCGCCTGCTCAACCCGCTTCGTTTGACCAAAGAGAAGCGTTCCGCTCTGATCGCGGCCCAGAAGAACCTGCAACCCAAAGAGGGCGAGGATGCTGATGAAGATGTCGACCAGGAGGAGATGTTTCACGAGATTCTCACTCTTGTCGCAGAGAATGAGCATCAGGCCAACGTTCTGTTCGGCGCCATTGGCGACGACCTAGCTCAGCTCGCGTCCGTCTTCGAGATGTACTCGGAGGGGACTCAGGCGGGGGAAGCCTCGGCCTCGCAGGACTGATTGACCAATACGGCGAGGGCCTCTATCCCGATCTTCTGTTCTACTACGGTGTTGACCTAGTGGACGTGATCGAAGGTAGGGGTCCTTCACCTGTATTGGTGTATCGGCTCGCACAGAGGCTACCTGACACCTCCCTTACGGTCGCCCTTATGTCGGGCGGCAGGGAGCACTTTGGCTGGGGCATGGACCGCTACATGCAGGCCAACATTTACGACGCGCTCAGTACCAACACTCGCATGACGGGCAACTTTGTTCCTGGCAAGGCTCCCAAGTTCCCACTGTATCCCCGACCCAAGTCTAAGCCCGAAGAGGGCAAGGCGGGGAAGGTGAAGGCCACGGTGGCAAGTATCTACAATCGATTCGCACAGCGGAGGTAACCCATGCCCGCAGGACAGATCATCGGGCGTATCTCGATAAAGGTCCTCCCTGACACGAGCAACTTCCGTAAAGACGTGAAGGCGCAGCTCGCCGCTATCGAGAAGGGCCTGGAGTTCGTCATACCGACGAAGCTCGATATCACTGGCGCGAAGCGTGACCTGATTACGACTGTTCGCACGATCAATGCTGAGAACAAGTCGATGGATTCGCGCAAGATTCAGTTCCGTGCGCAGATAGACGCGACTGGCATGTCTAGCGAGCTTGCCGCGTACCGGCGTGAAGCGACCGCGATGGCCAAGGCGAATCCCATCACGATAAAGGCCGATCTGACGGCCGCTAATGCGAAGTTGGAGTTGGACAAGACTTCGCTCGAATACGTGAAGCAGCAGATCGAACACTGGCGCAGCGGAGTCGACCCCGTGAAAATCGGGGTCAAGCTCGAATACAGCACGATCACCGCAACGGCGGTAAGCGTTAAGCTCACATGGCTTTCTCGTGATCGGTTCGTCACTCTCATCCCGAAGGTCAGTTCGGCGGCTGCCGCAGAAGTCGGTACGATCCTGGCTTCCCTGTCCGGCGCTCGCATGTTGCAGAGTACATGGAACAACCTCTGGGATATGTTCAAGAATCTGGATAAGATCATTCCGTTGATCGCCGCCATTGGGCTCGGTATCGGCGCTCTCGGCGCCTCTGCATTGACGAGTGCAAGCAACATCTTTGCCCTCGCCGCCTCGATAGGGTCTATCGCTGCCGTGGGCCTTGTGATGCCCGGCATTTTGGCCGGTGTCGTGATGGGCCTGGGCCTTACCCTTCTTGCCTTCAAGGGCATACAGAAGTTTATGCCTGAGCTCTACAAGGAGTGGACGGCGTTCAAGGAGCTGGCCACCAAGGATTTTTGGTCGACTGCAAGTAAGGGCGTTCGCGAACTG